TCGACTCTACCATTTTTCTTGTAAATCATGTTTGTTTTTGGACATTCATAATAATATATATGCGGATTATTCTTGGATTCTCCAGGAAATATTGCTATTATTTTTCTGCCACCATTATTTCATTCATTTAATAAATCTGTAAATTTTATCATTGCATTTCTTCTATTTATAAAAACCCACCTCTATTTGGGCCACTTAAATATTTTATCATTGTACATCCAGAGTTTGGCTCTCCGAAATCATCTAAAGGCTCAAATCCATCAAATTCACCAATAATTCTACCTTCATAATATAACTCTTCATCATCATCATATAATCTAAATTTATCACCATTTTTCTTGTTACTTTTTAATTGTTTGATCAATGTTTTGTCAGCATTTCTCGGACCAATAACTCCATTATCACTACCATTTTCAATAATGTCCTTATCTATAATTCAAGCATACTCCGAAGTTCCCTCGTTTAATTTTCGTACTTCTTCTCTTATTAATCTTCTTAATTCTGTTTTTTTCATTTAAATCTCTCCTATTAATATTTTAAATATCATATCATTAACATTTAATTTTATTTTTTTCCTACAATCATACTTGACATCTTTGTAATCTTTTGGATTAAAAATGCCATTTGGTATATTATTTTTCTTTCCTAATCACATTTGTGCTCTATAATCAATAATCTTTTTATTTGGCAACTCAATCCAATAATGAACAATTTCATTGCCATTATTATCTGATAGATTACCAACACATACTTTGTGTTTTATATTATTTTTTTCTAAAACATATGTAATTACTCTTGCCAAACCATCACATTCGAGTGGAAGATTGATATATTTAGATAACATTTTTTCAATTTTGTTTTCTACAAGTAATTTTGTAAATTTCATTATCTAGCCTTACCCAATTAAATTGGTATTCTAATAAACTTACAATCTAATATGTTTATTATTTCTTCTTGTCTTTTTCTATCGTATTCTTTAGTATATTTATGATAATTTTCATCAACTTCTAATACAACATTTTTTTCTTTATCATATCCGTCCAAATAATAGTGTTTACCTTTTGAATTTTTAACCTTAAATTCACCACCATTTAACGCATGTTGAAAATTATACCCTCGTTCCCTTCCATACTTCTCTATTAATATGCAGGCATCAGGATTAAAACTTGAAGCAGAAAACCCTTGTCTCTTAACTCTTTTTTTTGCTGATTTGCTCATTTTCAATCTTGTCTCTGCTGATACAATTTTCCCACTATGTGTTTTAGATGTTTTATTTTTAAATTCTTCTGAATTTCATATTTTTTCCATTTTAGTTCTTATTTCGGGCGTACTCATTGCTTCTTTAGTTTTGATAGAAATTAATTTTTTTTGCTCATCTGTTCTTTTTTTTCCATACATACTATTTAACTTTCCAATTCTTTTTTTTGCAATATTCGACAATTTCTTTCTTACGCTCTCGCTAGACATATAACAATTTTTGCACTTTGTGTTTTTAGTAATTGCTCTTGCAAGATGATATTTTGTTGAATAATACAATATCACTCCGCAACTAGGACAGGTACGTTTATGTTCTGTAATTTTCATTATTACCTAGCCTTACCCAATATATCTTTGCTTGGATACTTTAATGAAAAAATTGAGGGGTCAAGTGACGGAAATACAATTCCGTCTTTTGTTGCAAGAGTTATTGAATAATAATTTCCAGAGTACCCTTCTGATTCCAAGTATCTATTGAAGATTTCAACATTGTTGACATTTCTTACACCCTCTACAAGTAATAATTCACTCATTATATCTGAAATAACAATTGGCTGATTTATTTGTCACTTAGTTATGTCAAATAAATCTTTTATAGAGTTAATACAGTTCAACAATACTTCATTTTTATTGTATTGTGGGAAAGTAATTATCTCAAATTTAACGCCAATATTAATAATAAAAGCGTCTAATATATTAATAGCATCAGTTAACATTCTATATCTATCTATGTATGTTTTGAGATTTCTTTTGACTGCTGAATTTAATTTTGTCAAATGTTTATTTGCATCATATCCCAATGTATATAAATTTAATGCCAATGGGTTTGGAATTTCCTGATGTTTTCAATTGAACTGAGCGTCTTGATTTAAATATACCTTTGCTATCTGCCCATATTTCGGAGGTAATGACATTGCTCTTGTAATGTAATCTTCCTGCGTAACTGCTCTATATTGCGTTGCAAAACTAGCCAAAGCATTCTGTCTAATTTCATCTATTGTTTCAGCAGAACTTCCGCCTGTTGCCGCTGTTGTATTAATAACAGCTACCGATGATTGCACCGTATCTATTGTTGCTTGCTCTAACCCAGTTGCCGGAACATCAAATGAAATATTTGAAATATTTGTAATTTCACCAACCGCAACGTTTGAATCAATACCACCACCATAAGTGTATTCTATTGTTAGTGTTGTATCATATGGTATTTGACCATAGGTTTTTGTGTACATAAAATTAGATGGATCTAAGGCATTATCTATTCCTGTCACATCATTAATTGCAATACTATTGTAATCAGTAGGGTTAGGAACAATTACTTCATCAGGATTGTCTGATATGCCCGCTCCGAATTGTAGTTCAAACTTATTATCGCTATCAACACGTTTAATAAATCTATTTGGCACTTTCTTCAATTTGAGAAGATATGGTACGGAACCACTATATTGTTTATAATCATCTCAATATAAGTTTGGTTCATCAATAAAAACCGCATCTTGTGCTAAAAATGGCACTTCATATCAATTATCGTTATCAGAGTCAACAACACTTTTTATACTAATAATATCATCTCTTAGTAATTTCATTTTTCAATATTTTTGCGGATTAGTTGGTGTTGAAAATTGTTCTTTCGCAACTTCGCCAGAATAAACTTGTACTTGTTTCTTTAATAAGAAATGTGTTGGCTTTCCATTACCATCCGTTTCATATATTGTTGGTATAATTGAATTATCAAAATTATTAAATATTATTGGTTCATCCGCTCTAAATCTTATTGAATTTGCTCCAGTAGATGATACTTCAAGCCCACTATTAATTGTCAAAGCATATCTTCAATCAGGAGTCTCCTCTTCTTCAGATGTTATTGCTGGAACAATCATATATACATCTAAGGTAGCACTCGAAGGAGATGTAACAGTAGGAGTATAACCAAAAGATTGAGCTATAGTCATTACATTTTTTCTTTCGCTAGCTTGTGATAACATTTGTTCTTTCATTTGATAATCTGTATAATACGAAAGAACATCACCCACATATGCTGCCATTTCAATAAACATCATACCTGGAGATTCAGGACTAAAATCATTATATGTATTTGGAAAATATGTTTTTGCGAAATTAGTCAAATCTTCCTTGAAACTTTCAAATTCTTTATTTAAATATTTTACTTTTTTATTTCTCATTTTCTTCTGCTCCAGGTTATTCTACAACTATATTAATATCTAGAGAATCTTCTTGTTTTCCATATACATTGATATATTGCACACGAATATTAATTACATGTTCATCATCTTCATCTACCAAAATACTCACCTCTTGAACGTTAATATAACGCATTCAATACTTTATCTGACTTAATATTCTCTCTCGCAATATCTCAAATGGATAATCAACATTATCAATATTTTCAAATAACGTTCTGTAAATATCACATCCGAAATTAGGATGCCCGATCCTCTCACTCTTATTTGTTAACAGTAGATGTTTTAAGTTTGATTTAATACGTTCGTCACTAGTTATTGTAGAGTTAAAATATCCAAATCTACTGTTTATAAATGGTTGTGACAAGCCAATAAATCTTCTACTATCATTTTTCATTATTTACCCTCTGTATAAAACTGCACCGCCTCTGGAAGTCCCTTGCCTGCACTTTCTTCCATTTTTTTTAATGTTTTGCGATAATCTTTTTTGAATACTTTCGCTATTGCTGAATTATCTAATACTGAGCCTTGTAATGTATCTCCGCCTAAATCTTCTGACAAATTAGATGTCATAATTTGAACATTTTCATTCAAACCTTCGTTGCCGACATTTTTTAATTGACTTCTATAAGCCTCACCTAATTGCGATTTATCCGGTGCCTGCATTCCATACTCAGAAAGCTCACCCTCTGATGTCGATCGTAATGTGTGCTTTAACATTTTGTCGATTATTGGATCCTTTGCAAGTCTAACTTCCTTTTGTGGTGCCACCTCTTGTTTAGTTCGTGTTGATTTTATTTTTTTTTTAGTACCACTTCCAGCTTTTTTACTTTCAGCAATAATATTTTTACGAAGTAATTTCTTTATACTTTCGTCTAATTTTCGCTCAATTGTTTTCTCTGTTGTTCTTATTACTATCTCAATAATATTTGCAACAAAACTTTCATTTAAGCTTTCGCTTACTGCTTCTTTCATAAGTTGTTTAATTTCTGATTTTTTCATCATAACTCCTATATAATTTTTTCATTTATCCTTCCACTACATCACGCATTAAACTTTCAATTTTGTACACAAGGTCTTTCGCTTTTTGTACTTTCTTTTCTTCTGCTTTTGTTAGCTTTCCGCCTTCTGCATGTTCATAGTGTTTAACGGCTTTTGTTATATTCTTTCTTACGTTTTCAAGATGATTAAATAGTACTGGATTAAAAACTTCGCCAATAATTTCATTTAATTCTTTTTTTTCATTTTTTTACTCGATTACATCATATAATAAACCATAAGCTTGGTCTAACAATTTAACTGCTTTGGCTATTTTATTTTGCTCAGTTTTTGATAACTTTCCTTCTATCTTCTCATACTTTT